GAAGGTGGTATGGGGGATAACCTGGCAGTTGAGCAGGAAGCTGCTGCTAGGGACCACATCAAAGAGTTGAACCAGGAACTCCTGCTTCGCTCGATGACCATCTGTTCGACTGCTGGTGCCTCTGGTACTGGTGAAATAATCTCTGCTGGTAACACTCTCCGTGTTGGTGACACCTTTGGTGGAACCACTATCGGTGATACTGCTCTCACGTATGACGGTCTTGATGCTCAGAGTGACGCTACCTGGACTGGTGGTGGATCTATCACTGATGGCGAGATTGTTTATGTAAAGAGCCGTGCTGGCTTTACTTCTCTTGACGACATTGTCGAACAAGATGCTCGTAACGTTGCTGGCGTGACTGTTACTAACGGCGTAGACGTATATAACCAAGCTACTCGTGCTGCTGGTGGACACGTTGCTGCTGCTACCGTTCTTGGTAACAGTGGAACTGGTCGTAATTTGACTCTGTCTCTTCTCGACCAAGCCATCCGTGAAGTTCGTGTAAATGGTGCTGACCCTGACGTAATTCTGATGGGTTATGACCAGTTTGACCGTCTATCTTCCCTGTTGCAAGCACAGCAACGTTATCTGGACTGGGGCGAGTTTGTTGTCAAAGTTGGCGACGAATCCACCCTCCCAGGTTCCCACGCTGGTTTCCAGGTGGCTACTTATAGGGGTATCCCAGTTATTGTCGATCCTGATGTTCAGGGTTCGTTCACATCTGCGGATGCTAACCTTGGTAGCAATGTCTATGTCATGGATACGCGGTACATGGAAGTCGCTATTGCTGCTCCTACGCAGTATATCGACAACCGTGACTTCTTCCAGGCAAATGCGTTTGTCCTTCGTGGCCTCTTCTACACCATTGGTGAACTGAGAGCTCTGCGTTTGGATACCAACGCCAAAATTACTGACCTGAACGCCTAATTTAGGTTTTCACGCTAGTTTCTTCATAGGGGAGCCAGTTAATAGCTGGTTCCCCTGTGGTTATCTAAATCTATAAATTTTTTCTTGCTAGAAGTAAGAGGGCAACCTCCGAGGGTGGGATTGGTGGTATCTAGTGAGAGGAGCATAAAATGGCTGTTACTTTTGAAACGTCCATAATTCATGAAACCGTTTTCGGTAACAAAAGAATTGTTACTGCTGACGTAGAAGCCACGGGTACTGTTACAGCGACTGGTGATGCCTTCGCTCCGTCGGCTTTGGGCCTTAGAGGTTTTGACATCATAATGATGTCTGCTCAATCAGTAAGTGGAACTGGTACGGCAACGACGGCTGCTGATTTGGGCTATACCTTTACATATGACTATGCGAATGAAAAGATAGTAGTGACACATCTTGGTCCTGCCGATTTGTCTTCAGTTGGGCCTAGTATTGTCGCTACAGGTGTAAATATCGGCGGAGCCCTAGTAAGGGTAATGGCCGTCGGTTATTAGTTTTACAATTTAGTTAGGTCTGGTAGCACGAGACAGCTCGGCTACCTTCATTCTTAGGGATTTTGCCTTTTATGAGGGTAGCCATTGTTGGTTACCCTTTTTTTTGTCATTGTGGGGTGGTATGGGTCCGATTTTAAATGGTTTAGGTAACATATTTCTGAGGGTTAGACCTAACATATTGTTAGGAATGATTCTTATTACGGTATTAGGGATGGGCATATCATGGATTGGTTATAAAATGGGAATGGAAGGTATTATCAGTGCAGCTGGTGTTGGTAGTATCGTAGCTATTTCTAATTTGGCGGGTAAAATTTTGGAAACAGAGAAAGGCGGAGAATAATAAGGTATGTTACAGATTATTCAAGGAATTAAAATAGGTTCAGCAATATTGAAGCGTTTAAAGAGTGCTGAGAATCGTAAAGATCTTATAGACACTCTTATGAATGTTCTTGGTGATGGTAAATGTACTAAAAAAGAGTGGACAGAACTTGGGGAAAAACTTGGTGTGTTTACTGAGGGTTAAATGAGTCTATTAGGTCGTTTGGCTTCACTATTTAGTTTAAAAATACGACGGAATCGTGTCGGGAAGTATAATTTCGGAGCAATTCACTTCGACGATTATAATTTACCCATTGTTGGGTTTAAACATCCTCATTTGGGAACTCCTAAACTTTTTTATGTAGACCACGACACTTTATCTAGGCTTTCAGGAAGTGATGATGGCAGCACCGAAACTACGAACACAGATTGAGCTTGAGCAGCCTTTACCTTCTTGGCGTGGTTTCACTACAACTACGTCAGCTTCAACTGCAACCACTGTTTTAGATGTTGCTTTAATTATGGAAGAGGCGAATCGAATAACTTTTGTTGTTGAGTTGGGTGATTTATATATTAATTTTGGGGGTGACGCTACCAGTGATGGTACTTCAATGCTAATTCCTGCTGGTACTGGTTACACTGAAGATAATGTCCGGGTAACTGGGATTATCTCAATTATGAGGGTTGGTGCTACAAATGGACGTATTCGTGGGGGTGTTTGGGGTCGATAATGTCGATTCAATCCGGATCACATAATCTTCGATCTCATCTTGAGTTAATTCAACCCTATGAGTTATTCAAACCTTTCTCACTTACGACATCAGGGGATACGGCTCAAACGGTTTTAACAGTTTCAGCCTTTATGGAAGAGGCTAAAAAGATTACTTTTATCGTTGATAAGGGTGATTTATATGTCAATTTTAATGGTACAGCCACTAATGATGGTACTTCAATGTTAGTTCCTGCTGGAACTGGGTATACAGAAGAGGGAATTGCTATAAATAGCACAATATCCGTGATTCGTGCTGATGAATCCAATGGACGAATTATTGGGGTTGTGTGGGGTTCCTGACTAAGTCATGTTGATTAACGGAGTTGTGCGATGCCTATAGACCGAGGATTTGAATACCGATTTTCGGAGCATGAATTTAGGACAGTTCGAGAGTCGGTTGGGTCCCTTTCGAAACTTATTCCTATTAATAAGACTTTAGCTTCTGCTAATACGGCTGAAGATTTAATTAATTTAGAGAGTAATACTCCTCCTGCTTTGAACCTAATCACGAATCCTAGTATGGAAGTTGGAACTCCTCCCACTGGATGGACTGCCAGCGGTTCAACTATGACTCGTCAGACTACTACTCCACGTACTGGCACATATAGTATGCGATGTGTAGCTGCTAATGCTGCTGCTTACGAAGGCGCATATTATAGTATGACTAACCTACCTCGTGGTTGGTATGCATGTTCTGCATATGTTAGGCGTAGTGGTGGTGGCACAGTTATAGGACGAGCTACCAGTGATGGTGGCACTACTTTTTCCGATAGCCCGGCTATTACTATGGGTAATAACTGGGCTGGTCGTGTTTCTGTGGTGCATCAGGTTACTACAGATAATGCCACACTATCTTTTTATGTGGTTACTGATAGTACACAAGATATAACCTTTTTGGTAGATGATGCTCAGGTGGAGCCATCGTGGGCCTATGTCATGGGTATGGCTGGTGGGACAAATGATCCAAATCCTCCCACTGCTCAAGTTACGACTTTTGTAGATCCTCTTATTGAGAGATTTTCTCGTTGGATGGGTACGGCAGATGCTTCCGTATCAGTTCGTGAGCCATCAATGTCCGAGATTCATGATATTTATCTGTATTCTTTGACTAATGATGCTGTGATTGATTTCAACAGGACTGCTACGAATACAGGTGATGCAGTGGGTCTTGTATTGAAAGCTGGTGTAGCTAATGCCATTAACTTACGACATATCGTTAAACATAGCATCAGTTTTAGAAATAATACGAATGGGGAAACATGTAACGTAATCGGATATGTGCGTGGGATTTAGTAGTCACGGCGGTAGAATTTAATCTTATATAAGGATAAAATATAGATATGGGATTATTTAATGTCCATACAGTTTCAAATGCCTACCGATCAGACTATTTCCAGTATCTTTCAGAACAATGGGCAACGGATGATAATGAATTTACTGGGATGTGGAATCGGGATGTCACTGGTTCTGCAACAATTGTCCGTGTAAACACGGACACTGATATGCCGAAGGTATCATTGACTGTGCCAGCTAGTGGGACAGCACGACTTCGGTCTTTGTACACTTTTCGGGCTACTCCGAGTAAGTTCTCAAATACAACTAATACCACAATGGTTCGTGGGGTGTTTGTTGAATTTGAAGCTAAATTTACTGATGTTGCAAATATTAATAATGCTAGCTTTTTCATGGGGTTGAGCTCTTCAACTACGGGGCTTAGAACCACTGCGGATGTTATTGGGTTTGGCCTCGTTGGTGATGCAATTCAAACGGTCACTGATAGTTCAGGAACAGAGACAGTTAACGCTCCGGCTGCAATTACTCTAACTGATCGTAATCTTTATAAGATTGCTATCACACCGGGACAGGTTGAATTTTGGATAAATGGCAATATCGTTGCCACACATACGACAAATTTGCCAGATGTTCTTCCGTTCCTTATGTTCTACTCTGCAAGTGAGGCGGGTGGAAGTTCTGTGCTAGATGTAGGGTATTGTCACGTTTTCTACCGTGGATTTGATGATCAGAGGGCGTTTTAATGCCAGTTGAACTTAGACAATTATATCCTCAACGAGTTTATGAGTTTGGCGATAGTGAATCTTCTTTAGAAGTAATTGGTAGCTCCTCAGGAACACCATTAATCGTTCAAGATTCAACTGACAATGCTTCTAATCAAGTTGCCATATTTCGTGGTGGAAACAGAACCACCGCCGCTGATGGTGATAATGCTTATATCAGTTATACCTTAGAAGATTCAGGTGGTAATCAAGCCGAATTTGCTCGTATGGCTTGGACCGCTAATGATGTAACGACTAACACTAAAGACTCTAAGGTCGTTTGGTCTGTCCAGACGGGTAATACTCTCACCGATGTGTGGGAAGTTAGTTCGTCTTCCTCTGGAGCCGTTACTACTAGCTTTCAAACTGGTGAGATTGTTCTACCTGACGGCGTTTCTATTCAGTTAGGTAATGCTGGAGCCGATGCTGATATCTCGTCTAATGGAACTGATATTAAGTGGATAGTTCCAGCAACTGCTGATGTGATGATTGGTCGCACGGGCGCCCCAAGTCCTGATAATTTACTCCATGTGTGGGCGGCGACTGCTGGATCTGTTACAGCTGCTACAGATACACTATTAACATTAGAGAATAGTGATACAGCCATTGTCTCCATATTGGCTCCTACATTGGGGGGAATTTATTTCGGTGATGCTGCTGACAATGATGTTGGTAAGATTATCTATACACATGGAAGCAACACTTTAGGGATAACTGTAGCTGCTGTTAATCAGTTGAACTGGACTGATGGGATTATGGCCTTTCAACGTGCTATGACTCTATCTTCTACTTCGACATTCACTATCAATGCTACGGGCATAAGTGGCACAGCCATTAAAGATGAAGATAATATGGCTACAAATTCAGCCACACATTTGGCTTCTCAACAGAGCATCAAAGCTTACGTTGATACCGTGGCGGCTACCCAAGATACATTGGCCGAGATGGATGATGTGACTATCTCATCTGCAGCTGATGATAATTTCTTACAGTATACGGGCAGTGCTTGGGTCAATCAGACTTATCTAGAATTTTCAAAGGTGGCCGCTCCATCAGATCCCGGTGGGGAGCAAGGTCGGCTTTATCTTAAAGAGGTTAATACGGCGAATAACGCTTTGGCTGTTAAATTGCAGAAAGCATCGAATATTGTTGAGGTTGAACTTACCTCTCCAGGTGCTATTTGTGCTGAATGTGGTAGTGATGATGGAGCCAAGGACCCTATTTATGACTTTCAAAAGGGTGTCATGAGGGTGAATTTATGGTGCGGCCATGAGTATGAAATTGATTTACCTGAATGGCGGAGGGTTAATTAATGGCTATTACATATCTAGCTGGTAATAATATTGCAGGAACAGCCAGTGATCGGGCTAGTCTAACTACTACTTATCTATTGACGGGAACCACGTTCCTTGAGACTGACACGGATGACCTGTATCAGTGGGATGGTGATTCTTGGAATGTAATCGCAGGGGATACAGTCACTCAGGTTTTATCTAATAAAACATTCACGACTCCTCAAATTAATGATAGTGCCACAAACCACCAGTATATTTTCGGAGTAGCAGACCTTGCAGCCGATCGAACTGTTAGTCTTCCACTCTTAACGGGGAACGATACCTTCACTTTTAATGCTTTTGCAGCCACATTAACTAATAAAACTATAGATTCCGACAGTAACACTATCACTAACATTGTAAATGCGGATATTAAAGCTTCTGCGGCAATAGTTGATACTAAATTAGCTACTATATCTACTGGAAATAAGGTATCCGGTTCAGCAGTTCAGCTTGCTGGTACGTCTGCAATTGAAAATTCAACGGGATTACGGGTGAAAGCAGCATTAGCTGGTGATGGATTAGCCCTATCCTCACAAGTTTTAGCAGTAAATGTAGATGATAGTTCTATTGAAACTAATAGTGATGCTCTTCGTGTAAAGGCGGCTGGCATAACTAATGCCATGTTAGCTGGAAGCATAGTTAATGGTAAGCTTTCTGGCCCTTCGATAGCTGTTACGGATGGCTCTACATCATCAAATATAGCTCCAGGTGGTACTTTAACCTTCGCAGCTACGGCAAATGAGACTACAGTGGCTCAATCGGGGGGGACCGTCACTATTGGGATGCCTGATAACGTCACTATTGGTGGAAATTTAATAGTTACGGGGAATTCTACGGTAAATGGTACGACTACGACGGTGAATTCTACTATCGTAACCGTAGATGACCCTGTATTCACTATTGGTGGTGATACTGCTCCTGGTTCGGCTGATGCTAAAGACAGAGGGATAGAATTTAGATATTTTCTGAGTGGTGATCAAGCTAGAATTGGTTTCTTTGGCTTCGATAATAGTGGTCAAGGCTTTACTGGCTTTACTTCAGCCACTAATTCCTCTGAGGTGTTCTCTGGAACAGTGATGAATGCCACTTTTGGTAATATTGCTGGAACTTTAACTACTGCAGCCCAAGCAGGTATAACAAGTATTGGTACATTATCAGCTATTACCGTTACTGGGGCAGGGGTTTTTAATGGTGATGTTGATTTAGGTAATGCAACAAGCGATACCATCACCGCTACAGGTAGATTTGATAGTGATTTAGTGCCATCTGGTGATGGAGCAAGGGATTTAGGAGCCGAAATTTCAGCCACTAGAATATGGTCACTAAAAGTCTTATTACTTAAAGTCTCAGCAATCGTATTAC